CGAGGCGTTCACTGAGGACTTCGATGGCGCTGCAATGCCCGTCGTCGATCAGCCATTGCAGGGCCTCCCGGGCATAGAATTCGGCGTCCAGTTGCGTCTGGCGGGTCAGCTTGACCCGGCGCAGCAGCCACAGCCTTGAGCCGATACGGTCGTCGGCCACGCTGGGAAAACTGTCGCCCCACCAGCCGAAGCGCTCGTCATCGTCAACGGCATCGTCCGGCGCGGCACGGCGCCAGGTGAACAGGCTGATCAGCACCGAACGGGTCAGGGCATTTTTCAGGTTGTCGGAGACAAACATCACTGGCCTCCCGCCGGCGCGCCGGTCTGGCCATTGCCGGGCTGTACGCCCACATGCACGTGCTGGATCTGGCTGATACCGCCGGCAATCTGGTCGCCCTGGGAGATGATCTTGCCGCTCTGGGTCAGGGTCGGCGTATCAATGTTCACGGCGCTGCTGGCGCGGATATTCAGGGTGGCGGTTTCAATGTCGATCACCCGCCCGCGCTTGAAGTGAACCTTGTCGCCTTCGTCGGTGTAGATCGCCACCTCACCCGGTGCCAGGGACTGCAACCGATAGCGCCGGTCAGCCACCACCAACACGATGGCATGGGAACGGTCGCCGCCCAGAAATGTGGCGATGCCTTCAGCACCGGCCAACGGGTTGCTGGTGAAACCGTAGGGTTCGAAGTGCTCCATGTCGTCGTTCACTTCGCCTGCGGTCAGGCGCATTTGCAGCGATTGCAGCTTGGTGGCCGAGTGGGCGAGCACGACAGTGCCGCGCGCCAGCAGGCGAGTCAGTAGGCTCATGGAAATTCCTTGGGGGTTAAGCAGAGGGCAACGGATTGGCATCAAAGGTGGACGGCAGCGCCACCTGCAGGGTGGTGATCGAACCTTGCTCGGAAAGCGAATAAGTAATCCTGGAGATCAGCAAGTCCCGGTCAAATCCGAGCACCGGATCGATCACTCGCACCAACAGGTTGTGGCGCCACAGATCGCCGTTGGACTGCCGCCAGCCTTGCACGGTGTAGGTGGTGGTCAGGGCTTTGCCAGTGCGGGTGGAGCGCTCCCAGTCGGCGCGTTGCTGGGCCAACTCAGGCGTCAACTGCGTCGGTTCGCTGATCACCGTGACGCGTTTTCGCGTGGCTTTTTCATCCCGGGAAATGCCTGAAACCTCACTCACCGCCGTCGCGCTTTTCTGATCATCGCCCTTGTGCTGGCCGATGACCCGGTACTCGGAAAACACCGAGCCAAAGTCCCTCGGAGCATTCGCCGAAAGGATGTTCTTGCCGAGTTCCAGGCTGTCATTTGCGCGCCCGGCACTGCCGGGCAATGCCAACACCAGGCGTCCGTCCGCGTCGTCGGTGGAGAACACCCGATACAACGTCAGCAAGCGGTCGATGGATTGAAATACCGTCTCCCCGGGCACGATGCTGTGGGTATGCAAACGCGTGGTCTCGGCAATCTCGCTGAGCACCTCGACGCCATAGGTAGCCGTCAGTGCACGCACGATGCTCAGCACACTTTGCCCGCGCCACTGACCGGGCTGGTTGATCGCGGCGCAGTCCACCAGGTCCTGGGTCAGCGAACCGCCCTCGATACTCAGGCTGATCTGTTTGCCGTCATAGCTGACCGGCACCTTGAACACAAAGCCGGTGAGCACCAGGTCGCAGCCGATCCGTACCTGGCAGCGGGCACCCGGTTTGATGGGAACCGCCAGGGTTTGCCCGGGCCATTGCCAGGTGATGTTGAGGGTGAAAGTGCGAAACTGACGCTCCAGGTCGGCGCTGATCTCGACGCTTTTCCAGCCGCCATAATCCAGGCCGTCAACGGTCAGGGTGACGGCATTGTCCAGATCGTTCATGGGTTACTCCCTGACCACTTGCAGGTCGGCAGGCGGCAGGAAGCCCGGATGCGCCACCCGATTGCGCTGCACCACCTCGCCCACTCGCGTCGCATCACCAAAGCGCTGATAAGCCAACACCAGGGCCGGCATGCTGCGCATCGGCGTCAGGTTGACCAGCCGCACACCGGAAGAGGCCACTGCCGTCAGGTGCGTGAACATCTGTTGGCGCAAGTCGTTCAGTGCAACGTAGTGCCCGGCGTCGGCCTTCAATGCGGACTGCCACATGGCTTCGTTCAGAAGGTCACGCAGCACCAGCACATCGTCAGCCACCGGCACTTCACGGCGCTGCACCGGCTGTGCCGCCTGCTGCGCCAGGGACGGCGTGGTGCTGAGGGTCACCGCTTTGGTCGCCACCGGTACATCCGCCAGCCAATGGGCGATCTTCACCCACAACGCATCCTGTACCAGATTGGCGGTGGCCTGCACGGCGGCCACGCTGTCCTTGCCAGTGGTCAGCTTTGGCACGTCGATATTCCGAGCCGCTTCCACCTGCTGCGAGAGGTTGGCCAACATGCCGCGATAGCCCGTGCGGGCAAACGCCTTCAGTTCCTTTACATCGCCGAGCAGACCCTTGAACTCGGCGCTCAACTCCTTGGGCACTTCCTTGATCGCTTTGACCAAGGCGTTCAGGTCGCCATACAACTGAATCAGCGGGGCAAACTGCTGCTCAATCACCTGGTAAACCTCGGCCAGGCCATTGCGCAACGCCTGGGTGCCCACCCGCGCCTGCTTCACCAGCGCGACGGCCTGCTCAAAACGCAGTACCGCCGACCCCAGCAGACTGTCAGCCGACACCAGCAACAACTGGCGGGTATTGACCGCCGCAGTAGGAAACTTCAAGGGTTCGTCGGGATAGAACTTCAGGGCAAATGTCACCAGCCCGCCATCCTGACGGGTCTGGGTCATTTCGCACTCGCCGACCTTGACCTGCAACCTTCCCAGCCAAGGGTGCACCAGCTCGCCGGCGCCCTCCTCCAGGGCCTTGAGCAGCTTGTCGCGTTGTTCCAGGCAATCCTCGCCCACTACAAACGCCGTCAGCTCATGCACCCTGGATTGCTGGCCGAGCCCTTCAAAGAACGGCAGGTCGCGCTGAGGGTATTCATGCAACTGGCCCTTCTTGCCGACCGGGACTTTTGCCTGGTCGACCCAAAACCTGACGCCACGAAACGACGCCGGCAACAAACGATCACGCCAGCTCATTGGAGCCTCCAAGGGACAGGGAACGGTATCCGACACGCGGGGTGACACTCAGGCCGGGCTGATTGGTCTGGGGTTGGTCAACTCGCAGGCCAACTGGTGCATTCTCGAAGCTCACCCGCAAATCGCCATTGAGCTGCGTGCGGTTGTTGGCGGCGGTTTGTTGCAGCAGCGAAGTGGAGCTGGACGCCAGCGGCGAAATCAACTCAGGCCCCTTGCGAAACCAGGATGGATTACGCGCGCTTTCGGCATTGCGCGCCTGCTGCTCGGTGGTCAACTCCACCACGCTGCCGGTAGCCCGGTTGATCGCTTCACCCAGCCCACCATCAAACAGCTTGCGAATCGGCGCGGTGATCACCGCAAGCTTCTCCGACAACTCGGTGAACCAACTCAGTACCGGTGCCCACATGGCTTGGAGCTGTTCCATCGGATGCCAATCGTCGAACAGGCCACTCAACACCACAAAGGCATCCTGGGCCTGCCACTTGATATCGCTCCAGATCGAGGCAAATGCACCGGTGACGGTGCCCCAGACGGCAGAGATCTTGTCCAGGGGTGACCAGTCGAAGTAACTGCTGACGACGGTGAAGGCCGCCAGCGCGGTGAGCTTGAAGTCACTCCAGATCGCCGCAAACACCCCGCTGATCACGCCCCAGTTGGCAATGATTTGCCCCAAGGGTGACCAACTGAACAGGCTCTTCATGAACTCGACCACCGGAACGCTGAGCGCCTTGAGCAAGTCCCAAAGCGCGGCAAAAAAACCGCTGATCGGCCCCCACAGGCGCATCAGTTGTTCCAGCGGACGAAACGCAAAGACCGTCTGAAAAAACTCGCCCAGGGTTCCAATCGCCGACATTACCCGCTCGCCAAGCCCGACAAAAAACGCCGATATCGGCTTCCAGTTGGCGACGATCAATCCCGCTGCCACCGCAATGCCGACGGCAACCAGCACAATCGGATTGGCGCTGAGCACCAGTTGCATCAAGCCCAGTGCCTGAGACACGCCGGTGACGGCCGCCTGTATCGCGGTAAACGCCACCGCGCCGGCAGCCAGGCCCTGCACCAGTTGCGGATTTTCAGTGAGCACCTGGGCCACCGACGCCAGCAACGGCTCCAGCCCGACCACCACCGCCGTGACGGCCGGCAACAGCGCAGCACCAAAAGCCACCGAGACCTTGTCCAGCGACGCGTTGAAATCCTTCATCCCCTGCGCCGCCGCTTCGGTAACGCCCTGCCCCACGGCGGCACTCACCCCGCCGACCTCAGCCTTGAACGCCAATGCCGATTTGATACCGCTGACAAACGGCGCCGCCAGCCCGCCGCCCTTCACCAAACCAGCGATGTCCAGCTTGCCGAGGCCGGTCTGTTCCAGGTTCTGCCGGAAGCGCCCGACGGTGGCCTGCAACGCAGCAAGCTTGGGCGACAGCTGGTCGATGCCGGTCAGGCGCACGGCGGTACTTTCTACTTTCTGAGCTTCTGCCATCACTGCACCTGCTGCATCGCATTGATCCGTTGCGCATGCTCCAGGGATTCCCGGAGCGTATCCAAAGGCCTGGCCAGCATCTGTTCGGGGTCAACCTTCCAGAACCAGGCCAGGTCATAGGCCACCGCAATCAGCTCGGCGACGGTGCCTGCGCCGCACTCATGAAAAAACCGGCGACGGCCCAGCTCAGCGCGTTGAAGTCCACCAGGTCGAGCTGGTTGACCGACGACGGCGGAATACCCGCGCACACCGCGATGTACTTGGCGGCCACATCGAGGTCCAGACTCACGTCTTCGCCCTTGTCGATCTTGTACGGCAGCGCCTTGATCGCCCGCACTTCCTGCACCGTCGGGCGGCGCAGAGTGAGTTCGGTCAGCGGCTCGCCATGGGCCTCGATGGCCACTTGCAGCTTCACCGTGTCGGTCATTGCCAGGTCCCCTTGATGCCTTCGAATTTCAGCTCGATCACGGCGTCGTCGCCCTTGGCCACCGGTTCTTCCACCAGGTAGGCACCGGCCAGCACGTAGACTTTGCCGTTGTTGAATTCGCAGGTGACGGTCATGTCGGTGCCGGCGATCAGTTGCTTGAGCGGGAAGTCCGGGGTATGCAGCGCCGAGACTTTGAACGACGGAGTGATGTCAGTTTCCTTGTAGAAACCCGGTACCACGGTTTCCCGCTTGACGGCCATCAACGGTGCCTCGCAGCCGCCGTTGATGGTCAGTTGAGCGCCGTCCACTTTGACGTAGCAGGTGCCCGCAATCAGTTGACCCATGATGTTTCTCCCAAAAATAAGCCCGCACGCGGCGGGCTGGAATCAGTTGCGAAAAGCGCGGGGGTTACACCGCCGCGTCGTACTGCAAACGGAACTGGTTGAGCAGCGCAAACACCCGCAGCCCATTGACGTAATCGGGCGGGAACAGCACGTTGACCCGGCTTGGGTCCTGGCTGTCACGCTCGACAATCAGGTGCTCGGCGAACAGCTCGGCGTTCTCCACATGGCCTTCCAGTTCCAGCTTGGCGTACTGGGCGATCAGCTCACCGCGAATAGTGCTCGGGGTCACGATCGGCTGGCCGGCGCCAAAGCGCGTGCCGTCAGCCGCGAGTTTGTGGCGCCCGTACTTGCTGGTGATCACGCTCTGCAGGCGGCGCACGATAAAGGCCGACTGGTGCAGGGTTTCGCTGTCCAGGTAGGAGTTGTCCGCCTGGCCGAAGGCGTTCTTCTGGTAGGTGGTGATCGCCCGCTGAATGCGCACGTAGCCGCCTTCGTAGTAAGCCGTGGCGATGCCGTAGTTGAGCAGCGATTGGCGCTCGGTCAGGGTGAAGCGCTCGCTGGCGTCGGCCGGGTCGAGGCCTGGCAGGCTACCGCTTTGGGTCGGACGGCTGGCATCGGCGGAGATAAACACCGCGGTGCGCGCGGCCAATGCCGCTGCCTGAACCCAGAACGGTTGCGGCACACCCGGCTCCATGGCCTGGATGGTCACGTGCTGGTCGTTACGCCCTTGCCCGGCGGCCACCAGAGTACCGATGGTGCCGCGCTTGGCCGTGTAGACGTGGCCGAACAGTTGCTTGGCCCAGGACCAGCGACCGCTGTTGTCATCCATCACTGCCTGCCAGGCATTGAGGCTGGTGGTGTCGGCCCAGGGCATGCAGATGAATTCAAACGGCTCGTCGCCCAGTGCCGCCAGCGCTGCGAGTTGGTCTGGTACACCGGCGCCCGCCGCCATTTTGCCGATCACGGCGGTGAGGCCGTCGGGAATTTGTTCGCCGTTACTCTGACCCAAACGGTTGAGTTGCAGGCTGATGTCGTTGCCGCTGTCACCGGTCCATTTGGCGGTCAGGGTGACAGTGCCATCGGCGGCTACCGCACTCACCGGCAGGTCGGCACTGGCGTTGATTTTCAGCGCCAGGGCGGTGGCGGCAACGGCTGCCGTGGCGCCATTGATCACAGTCGTTTGAACCCGGGTGCCGCCGACGTACAGGCTGAGAATGCCGCCCTGGTTCGCGGTGCCGGTCAGCTTGAGATCCGCCTTGGCGGCACTGCCTTCGGTGCTGTGCAGCGGCAGGCACCAGATCTCGCCCACCGGGTCACTCTTGCGGAACGTCTCGTACATCGACGCCAGCATCGAACCCTGGCCACCGATGCGCTTGGCCATGGCCGCGCTCGACACCAGCACCAGGCTGCCGATTTCCGGGCTGGTGACGTTGTCGTTGACCTGGGCCACGATCAGCCGGCGCAAGGCCGACGACGCGCTATTGGCCGCCGAATTGTCCATCTCGGCGTAGAACAGCGGCACACGAATGTCCGCCGGAATATGACTGAATCCAATCGCCATTATTTGGCTCCCTGTGGTTTTGCCGCCTTGACGGCTTTGGTGGTGATGTCGCCATCGGCCAGACGTCGACGCCACCAGGCGTTGTCCGGGACTTCGCGACCTTCGGCCGGCAACAGATCGCCCGCCTCCGGGTCAGGTACGGCACGGCCGGAAACCGGCATTACGGTGATGCGCTTGCTCATGGTTTTACCTCGGCAGAAAAGGTCATTTCCAGGCGCCCGTCGGGGCCTGGGCGTTGCAGATTGGGGTCGGCCGGGTCGATGGCATCGACCCGCACCGTCACCCCGGTGAAGGACGGCAAAGCGTCCAGCTCAAGCTCGGGCCAGGTTTCGGCTGGCTGTGTGCTGAGGTTGCGTCCCAGTTGGAACTCGGCGAAAAAGCGCAACCGGTAGAGCCCGCGGGTTTTCGTCAACAGCAGCCAGTCGCCGCCTTCGTACTGGATGGGTTCGTAGAAACGCTCGGGCCTGAAACCCACCAGGGCACGCCAGACTTCGGCGCGCAGGGCGTGGAGTTGGTCCATCGCCATGGCTTGTTGACCGTCGGCCAGATCGAGTACCAGCACCACGCCGAAATGCTCGCGCAGGGTTTGCCGGGTAGTGTTTTGCGAACTGTTCGAGGTGGCCTCGTCAGTGATCGGCGTGACGACCGCAGCGGGTGCACCGGGCAGGGTTTGCAGGGCATCGAGATCAAGGCCGGCATGGATCTGTTGGTTGAAGCCTTGGCAGTGATCACGCAGGTGATTCAGTAACGGGGTGATCTTCATGGGTTCACCGGGCAATAAAAAACCCGCTCGGGAGCGGGTTTGGTTGAGGGGGCGCGGCTAGACAGACAACCCGCCAGCAACAATCGAACTTCGATACCCCGTCGCCGGATCGCCAACGTGAGTCACCTTGCTGATCGACCAACGTCCCTGCATATACGAAGGCCAGGTTTCATCCAGCAGCAATAACCCTTCGGCGGATAGCAACGGGTTGCCGGGGCAATCGATCAGCAACTGCAAATCTTCACGGCCAACACGGCGCAGCTCACCTTCGGCCACGGCACGCGCTTGCGCTTCGTTCTGGCAGCGTTGGCGCAAGGTTTTGAACGGGGCATTGCCGACCTGAACCACGCGCTGCTCGCCCGCCGCCGCATCCCACCAGGTGACGCGGCTACCCTCGTATTTCGCCCGGGATTTCTCATCGAGCCTGGCGGTGATAAAGGCCTGGTCACCGGGGCGATTGTCAGCCGTGATGGATAATTTCACTTCCGGCAGTTGCTGGAGGGACAGCGATTTGACCTGACCACTTTCAGCCAGCACATACAGCTCGTTGATCGGCTTGCTGACCGCGCAGTAACGCTTGGCGAGGCGTGTGATAAAGGCCATGTCGCTTTCGTTGGACTGGTCGATATGGGGAATCGCGATCCCTTCCAAAGACGGCGCCACACGGGGTGAATAACCGTGACGACCCACCAGTTGGCGAAACAACGTCCCCAAGGTCGTCGGCCCATAACTGGCAGATCGGCGCTGACGGTAACCTGTTTGGTCGACCACGCTGAAGGGCGCCGCCGTGGCGACGATCATCAGGCGCATGGGGAACAGCACCGGGGTTCGCTGGGTGACGACGAACTCGCCTTTTTCCACCAGCCCCGACTCCTGGTACCCGACTCGCAAGCCGATTTTTCCACTGAGACTCGGCAGGCCTTCCAGGCCCTCGATATTGAGGGTCAGCTCAAGCCGATCAGACTCAATACCCGCCGCATCAGTGTGGCTCCAGTGCATCAGGCGTTGATTGAGCAGCGCCGCATTGGCGCCGTAAAACTCCACGATCGGGGTAAATCCCTGGGCCATGCTGCCTCCTTAATCCCAAGCCGAAACGGGGCGCACGGCCGTTGGCCGCGACTCCAGTTCGGGCACACTTACCCACACACCGGCTGGCAACACCGGGCCGTACTCTGCGAGGCCGGGGTTTTGGCGCCAAAAAGTTTCTTCAGCTGCGTCATCGCATCGTCCTAGCTCGCGATAGAGCAACAGGTTGACCGAATCACCGGCAATACTTCGGGCTCTACGCATTGACGAATTCCTCCAGTTCCAGGGTCCAGGTCATGACCATGGCGGTGCCGTCATCGATCACATTGCTCTGGGTCTCCTTAACCGAATTGATACGCCACAGGCCCCAGTTGCGGCCGATGCCATCCACCAGCGGCAACGGTGTGCGCAAGCCTTGCAAGGCACGCAGCTCATCCAGGCGCTGCATACCAACGCCGTACATGGCCGTGCCGCTGAACGTGAGTTTCTCCAGTTTCTGACCGTTTTGTCGCGACTGGGGCTTGCTGGCAATAATCGTCAGGTCACTCCAGCCGCCGTCGCTGTTACGCACCAGCGAGGAATAGGTAAAGCCCCGGGACAGGCCAAAGATGAAATCGCCGAGTACCATTTGTTGTCGCATCAATCACCTCCAGGGTCGGCCAGTGCTGCGTTGCGCCGGATACCCAGCGTGTCGGTGACCATCGGCATGCATTGGAATTGCAGGGCCTGAATCACCTGGTTGACGACTTGCTGAGCGTCGGCGGGGTTGACGCCGGTGATCTGGATACTCGGGGCGATCGTGACCTGGACATTGTCCGTGCGGGCACTGTTGAGTTCCTTGCTCACCGCATTGGGTGCGGGCAGACGATCACTTGGCCCGAACAATTTTTCACCAAGCCAGGCACCCGCCTCACTGCCAAGCAAACCACCGATTGCGCCGCCTACCGCCGTGCCGACACCGGGGAAAACCAGGGTGCCGATGGCAGCTCCGGCGGAGGCGCCTGCCCAGGCACCACCCGCGGTACTCAGGCCGGTGGCGACCGCTTTTGCGTCGCCGTTGCGTACGCCCTGGATCACATCGATGGCGGTGTCGGCATACCTCAGCGGGCCGAGACGGCGGGTGCCGACGGCTTCGAATTTGCCGAGGACACTCGATAATGCGTTGGTTGACCCCCTTGGAAGGTCGAGGGCAGGCGTAAGGCTTCTCGTCCCGACAAAGGATTGGAAACCTTGCAGTGGCGCTCCCGAATGAAAGCCCATTTGAGCACCGCCCAGGGGCTTGCCGGCGCTTTCGGGCCGGCTACGAAACCCCGTGCGGCGCGGACCGATTTTTTTGCGCCCCTTGAACGCTTTGCCAATCGCGTCGACAGCAAGATCAATCACTTTATCTGCGGCCTTGCTCTTGGCCGACTCCCACAATTCATCTACTACCGACTTGGCCGCGCTCGCAGGTGGCTCCTTTGGCTCACATTTCAACGCACACGTGTTGGCGTCGACGTCCCTGGGCATCAGGGAATTTCCGTTGATGAACAACGTGCTGTTGAGGGTTTCCAGGGTCTCGCGAAGCCGCACCTGCTCCAAGGCCAAGCCGTTGATTTCCAGGCTGGCATTGGCCAGCGCCAGGCCAAGATCCGTCTGCCCGGTAGGCACCGCATCAAAGGAGGAGGGTCCAGTCAAATCCTGGGCCGCCGGTGACAGGTCCGCTGAAAGCTCTCGGTCATACGTCTGCCCGGCAAACGCCAGTGTGTAGTTCATTTGCATCCCGCTCTACTCCTGTTTGACGCCAAGGCGAGTGATCGCGATGTCGTAGCGGCGCAATGCTTTTCCGACTTCCCAGTCCAGGATTTCCGCTTCGTTTACCGAGTAAACCAGCGGCACGACGTCGAGGATTACTTCGATGTCGCGTTCCGAAAGAAGGCCGCCGGTTGATTTAAAAAATCGTCGATGCGCTCCTGCAGTTCGGTCCAGTCGGGCACGGTAAGGTCTGCCAAATCAGGGATCATCAGGCCGGAGCAATGGGCTGTGATGAACTCGGCGCGCTCTTTGGCCGTGGTGAGTTTTTTCATCACTTTGGTGGCGCGCAGGGCCGGCATTTCCAGGGCCACAGCAGTCAGGGTGCGGCCGGCGGCGTTGAGCGGCAGCAGCAGTTTTACCTGCTCGGTGGTAGCCGAATCGCTTGGCTCGCGGGCTGCGTCCAGGAAGAACGAGGCCGGACGGGTCGACATGTCATGCACGTACTGGGCGATGGTCACGTAGTCCGGACGCTTGAGTTGGTCGAGCTCTTTTTCCGACAGGCCGGTGGCGAGTTTCGCCAGTTCAAAAAACTGGTCGTCCTCGTCGTCACCGGCCCGGGCCAGCGCGTCTTTTTGCGCGGCGTAGTACAGCGGCTTGAGTTGCACCTGCTCGATTGTCGCGCCGGTGTCGGCGGTGATCGGGGACAGCAGGATGTGCAGCGGAGGCATCCAGGCCATGAGTCTATTCCTTGGTCAAACGTTGTTGAAAAGCACCGCACCTCTCGGGGCGAACGCGATCACTGTGGGAGCCGGGCTTGCCCGCGATGGCATCGCCTCGGTGCAACTGATACACCGAGTCGCCTGCATCGCAGGCAAGCCAGCTCCTACAGAAATCGCAAGGGGCTTACGGCATCAGTACCGCGCGGCGGGCATCGCCGAGGATGTCGACGCCGTTGAGCACGAACTTCTGGGTGCGCACGTCGATGTCGATCACCGGGATGCCATTTTCAATGCGGTTGTAGGTGCGGCAGGAGAACTCCAGGGTGATGGTGGGTTTATCGCCCATCTTCACCGGTGCCTCGGTCAGCGTTTTCAGCTTGCCGCCGATGGTGTGGTAGGTGAAGTAAGTCTTGCCGTCCTGGTCCTGACCGGCTTCGCGCACGTTCAGCAAAATGTCGTCGCCCAGGCGCACGCCCAGGGCAAGCATGATTTCCGGACCCGCTCCTTGCAGCTCCAGTGTGGCGTTGAGCACTTTGGCGCTCTTGGCCATTTCCTCGGCGATGAAGCGCCCGCCGGTCATGAGCTCCATATCGAAGTCAATCTTCGGCGGGGTGAAGGAATTGACGGTAGCCGACAACGGCAAGCCCTGAAGGGTGGCCGCAATGGCCTGTCTGACTCGGTTGGTAAACATTAGAGAACGTCCTCCAGGAACTGCTCGATGATTTCATCGCGGGCGTTGAGTTGATAAATCATGTGTTCGTTCGGCGCGTAGCGGCCGTAGTCGATGACGATGAACCAGGTGCCGTTCTTGTACTTCTCGACACTGTTCAATTCCGGGTGCAGGTACACGCTGCCGCCGGGGATGGTTTCGTCGGCCACCAGGGTTTGCAGCCAGTCGTTGATGCGCTTCACCTCCTGGTCCATGAACGACTTGGTGAGGTTCTTGGCCATGGCTTTCTGGCCGGCCTTGACCAGCTTGCGGCTGATCGCATCTTCCAGGCCGACGTAGCTGATGAACTTGCCGGTGATGGAACGGTTACCCAGCAGCGAGAAACCGCCGAGGATGGTGCGGGCGTAGTAGCTCACGCCGTAGCGGTTGAGCAGGTCGCCTTCGGTGGAGGTGTCGAGGATGTTGTACTCAACCACGCGGGAAACGTCTTCGGCGAAAGTCACCTGATTGCCCGGGCTCTCCCACTGCTTGACCTTGGCCAGCGCAGCGATCGCCAGGGACGATGGCGCCAGGAACACGTTTTTCTTCGCGGCCTTGGAATACACCGACGGCATGTTGTGCACCAGCAGGCAACGGTCGAAGCCGAGGTCGGCACCGCCGAGTTCGCCGCTGTAGGTCACCTGGTCGGCGACGGTTGCGTCCTTGCCATCCAGGACTACACGGGCCTTGATGCGCTTGCCGAAGGAGGCGAATTCGCCGGCCACTGCCTTGGTGCCGGTGAAGCCCGGGGCGCCGATGATGGTCAGGTCTTCGGGGACGCTGGCCAGGGCGGCGAGGCCCAGTTTGCGGCCGGTTACAGGCTCTTCACCGCCGATCACGTTGTTGAGGGTGTCGGCCGGGGTGGTGCCCTCATCGACGATCACCACGTAGACCGGCACCTTGACCACTTTGAGGATCTGGTACACGGCGTGGAACAGCGTGCCGGTTTCAGCGCCAGTCGGGTCCAGCAACGCCTGGGTGGTGAAACTGTTGATGCGGAACGGGGCGTTTTTCGGGATCGACGCATGGGCGTTGGGGGCGGTGCCCACCAGGCCGATCACGTTATCGCCCAGGCCACCCATGGCCTCGGGGGATTCGGTGGCATTCACGGTGATGCCGTTGTGCTCGAAGTTCAAAACCTCAGCCATGATTATTCAGCCTTCTTCGGGGTGGAGTTGAGGACGCTGGTGAGTTCCAGGCGGCCAGCGGTGCGCAGGGCGGATGCTTCGACGTCCAGCAGGTCGAGTTCCTCGCCTGTGGTGGACCAATGGCCGGCGCCGGTGGGGAACGGGATGAGGACGGTGTAGGTTTGGCGGTTGAACATGAGTGGAATTCTCCGGGTGAAAAACGCCAAAGCCCCTGCAAGAGGGGCTTTGGGCGGGCGAAAAAAAACCGCTTTCGCGGTGAACATCGTTACTTGAGGAAGCCAGGTTTTTCCGGCCATACAACTGTGAAGGGGTCGCCTACATCTTGCGGGACATCTCGCAACAGTTTGCGGTAAGCCGCGACTTGAGCGCGTTGAACGTCACTCAGAGGGCTGTCCTGAACTTGGGTATGGTCTGTTTCTCTCAACAGTTGATCGCGACGTACACGAATGGAAGACCACTCCAGACACTCAAGACCTTCTTTGCTGGGGATATGAGATTGAGTAGGCGTAACAAATACTTCAGCCATTTAGAAAACCACCGTTGGGGAAAGGGAAAGTTTCGACTTGATCTCACCAACTTTGATCGCGCGATAGCGACCAATCTGCATAGTGTCAATTCGCAACGACGTGACATACACATTGGGAATTTTAATTCGGCAGATTGCATTGCCAGCCGCATCAGCATAGATGGCCGGCGCAAACTTCCCAAAGCAAGATTGATTTATAACTGCGCGCTGAGGCGAATACACGTACCCGGCGAATGTTTCATCCAGCACCAAAGAACTACCGTAACTGTAACCACGAATATTCAGCCAAAACATCTGATCATCGGTATTAATAGAAAACGGCAACTTGAAATGGGCGTAGACCTCCATCGAGGATCCAAGGTCCGTCGCTACCATGCCACCAGAAGCGTCCACGTTATAGGGGGCTCCCGTGCCCCAAACAAGCCCTTGGAAGACACTCATCAACAACGTTCCTGGCGCACCGGGCTCTCCAACCACATCCTTGAGTGCACGAAACTGATCAAATTCCGCACGGGCTTGATCCATTCGTTTGTCAATATCGCCAATCTTGCCATTGACGGCGCTGGTCAGGTTGTTGGAAGCCTGAACCAGGTTGGCTATTTGCGTTTCCGTACTCAAAATAGTAACTCCTTTACTTTGCTATTCTCAGGCCACTCAGTACCGGCAAATAACCATAACCAAGGAGGCCAGCCTACTGTCTAAATTACAACTCGAGCATCTTCCAATTTCATCACACGAAACAAAACTCCCAGATGGCGAGCCATATTATCAATATTGGCTGTCGCCACCGCAGCCAGTTCCTCTGCAATTAAAATATTAAGATTTTCCATGCCCACTACGACGGTCACGCTATCGGTCGGCAGTGGCGTCATGTCCAGCGTGAACCTCTGCAACACGCGGGCCGCGGCCGCCTTGTAGGTGAGCAGTTTCCCGGCAGCGGAATAAACTGCCAGCAACGTCCCGCTAGCCAGATAAAACCCAAACTCTCCAATCTCATACTCAACCTCGCCATCAAACAGCGCGGCCATTCTGAGTTGTTGATTACCGAGGTCTTCGTAATCGGCAATCGCTACTCGCTGGCGTTCATCCCGCAAGGCAATCTCACTGCCGTCGGGGCTGTAACGACCAGTCCCCGCGCCTATATGGGTAATTTCACCCTTCAAGCCTTGGTTCTTTGCCTGCAACACTTCACCCAAACCCTTGGAGGTGAAGCGCACCAGGCGCGTAATGTCTTCGGTCATGGCTGCGCCCTGAGGTCGTAATCGTTAATGGTGTAGTACCGGGCAACCCCAGTACTGTGAAGTCGCGCGCCAAGCACGAGTTCAGGCAGCGCCCCCGCAAGAGAAAGCTCGCTGTCGCTAAGCGCAGCATGAGCAACACCGCTCATCGCCAGCCCACCAGCCGTCTCATGCACGATGGTGATCGTGGCCAGGTCCCGCTCGCTCTTGGCCGCGTTGATGCGTCGGATCAAACGGTTGTGATCGCCACTGGACCAACTGCGACCGATGATTGCCTGCACATCAAAGGTGTAAGGCAGGCCGGTTGGCCGCTGTTGATACCAGGCGCTGATGTTGGGAGTGAAACCCAGCGATTCGACCGCGTAGCTCAACGCCTTCGGCGTCCCGGCCTGACGCTGGATCTGCCAGGACAAGGCCACGGTGAGGCGCTTCTCCGACTCGCTGGCATCGGCATCCCATTCACTGACGCCGCGATCAGCGGCCAGGTAGGGAAGGAATTCAACCGGCGTCTGCAACGGGTTCATCAATGCCGGGAACGGTGGAGTAACCCGGTCGAGCAACTGCCCGAAACCCAAGTCCAGCGCCTTCTCCAACGGAGAACTGTTGGCAGGCAGCAAACTGCCTTTTGGCTCGTTCATAGCGTGCGCACCTCCACCTCGACACCCGTGCAATACGGCGCCTGAAACGCCGTGGTAACGATCGGCTCCAGCGGCTCAAGGATCTGCAATTGCGCAGCGCCCGCCGAGTGGATGGCGTAGTCGATCCA